GATGATAAATTATTATAGGCTTCAGGGTCATCATATATTTCTTTTGCATCTTCTAATATATCTTTATGTTGTTTAGCTAATAGACCAGAAGTTAAATTACCTATGCCCGGAATTTTAGTTATGATGTCATCTATTCCTATATTCATAGGTCCAAAACCTTTAAGTTGTTTTGCGTAATCAAATATTTCATCTTCTGTTCTAGCTATTCTTTCAGAACCAAAGCCTTCAGGATATAGTTTTTTAGTTTTTTCTTCTTGTTTTTCATGCATCTCTTGAAATCTTTCTTTACTTCTTCTTTTTGTTCTTTCTTCTCTAGTTTCTTTAGGTGCAGAACTATCTCCTTCATCACCGCCTTCACCATCATCAGCTTGAGAAACATACGGAACATATTTTTCTAACTGTGTAGGAGAATGAGATATAGGTACATTACCTATAAAGGTAGCTGTAAATATTGTACTTTCATCTTGTCCATTCCAATATTGTACTTGTCGGAATCCACTTTCACTACTGCTACTATCTTCTTGTCCTTCTTTTTTATCTTCTTCTTTTTCTTCCTCTTTCTCTTCTTGAGCCATTAAAGCTTTTATTTCTTCTTCAGATTTTACAGAATAGCCTGAATGAGGAGCATTAAAAACTTCTCCTGTAATAGGATTTGTTAAAGGAGTAATGACCATCATAAAAGGACCACTACCTGAAGGAGAATTTACCCAATTAGGCGTACCAGATGTAATATTAGGTTCTTCTGCTTTTTCATTATTATTATTATTTTGATTATTGTTGTTATTATTAATTCTAGCATTAGCTTCTGCTATTCTTGTATCTGCTAATTCATCTCCTATAGCAGCTCTATACTCTGCTTCTGTTATTGTTACATCACCGGGAGCACGACCTACCATTCCTGCAGGAAGTATTCTATATGTTCCCATTTCAGGATTATGTAGAAATATATGTTGCATACCTAATTCTGCTCCACCTTCATCGTATCCTACATAACCACCTACAGCCATCTCTATCTCTTCTTCTTCTGTCTCTAATTCTTCTACAGGAAAGGGAAGTACATTACTAGGTTCTCCTTCTTCTTCTATTGGCTCTCCACCTATTCTACCCATAGACTCCATTCTAGCTAAACCTTCTTTAGCTTTTGCTCGTAAGTCTTCAAAAAATTTTATACCATAAAATCTTAATACATCAGCAGGAACTACATATTCTCCCTCACTTAACATGGCAGGTACATCATCTCTAACTTCTTCAGCTAATGAGCCAGTAGGTATATCATTACCACTTACAGGGTCACGTTCCATACCGTCATCCATAAACGCCATTTTCATTTGTTCATTAACTGCTTCTGTTGCCATTTATTTCATCCTTTAATCTTTTAAGTCTACGCAAAGCTGTAATAGCTCCTTGCGTTTTCCACATTATTCTATCTTCTGATGCTTGTTCAAATACTCTATGCTGTTCGTTAATTAAAAAATCTACGTAATTACTGAAGTCCTGCCAAAGTTGGGGGTTGTTCACCAGTTGCTTGAGGGGGTTCGTTAAGTCCTTGTTCATTGCCTGAAAATCCTTGTTCATTAGGTAATGGAACTTGACCTGTGCCTATATTGCCACCACCTGCTCCTGTTGGGTCATTAGGGTCAACTCCTGCACCCATTTGTCCTTCTTCTTGTTGTTGTTGCTGTGGTGCTAATGGCTGTTGTTGAGGATTCATTTCTCGTAGTAGCTCTGCTTGTACGGCAGCGTCAGCTAACGAGTTCGTTAGTTTGTCAGGGTCTAAATCCATAGATTTAGCTATTTCTCTAACTATGTAATCCATCTTAGCGAAAGGAGCTAATACAGGATTTGAAACTACACCTAAGAACTGCATTAATCGTTGACTTCTAACTTCATTCGCCATTAAACTTTCAGTGCCTTGAGCTTTTATCTCTAAGTCACCTCTAATAGAAGGGTCAAAATCAAACTGCATATTAAAACTAAAGAAAGCTTTACCTAATGGAGCTAACAGATAATCATCTACGTTTTTAACGACATTTCTAATAGAACCATTAGCTGCAGACATCAACATAGATATACCACTAGCTGTTCGACCTACACCTTGTACACCAGTTTGACCGTGAGCAAAAGAAGGAAAGCCTGTACTTTCATCCGCTAACACTCTAGCTTTGTCAAAAAGTTGCATATTTTCCCCTGCTACATTCGGAAACTTAGTTCCAAACAAAGCTTGACCGGGAGCACCCCCTTGTCTTCTAAAGATTTTTCCGGGGTATACACTCATGTCTTGACCGGGAACTAGATTTGTTTCGTCTACTTCAATTATAAGATTACCAGATAACGCAGCGTTGTCAATAGCCATTCTCATAAAGCCATTCATTAATGTCTGTGTATCGTCCATATTCTCAGCTATACCTACACCAAAAAAGCTATACGGATTTAATTCATAAGGTACAGCATAATACGGTATACGCACAGGTGTAAATGGATTAAGAACTAAACGCAATACTTGTCCTTGGCATACCCATATATTAACATTTATTTGGTCTAAGTTAGCTAGTTTTTTAGGTATCTCTAAACCATTTTCTTCTAAGATTGTAGTATCTACGTGACCCCAAAACTCTAAAATTTCATATCTATCTGTTTTTACATTAACAGACTCATCTTCCATGTGGTCTTCCCAATACTTACGAACATAAGATTCTCCCATATCTATAGCTGTATCTATAGCTTCATCTCTAAAGTAAGGTCTATTCTTTAATGCTCGTAATTGTGACCTAGACATTTTATGTCGCTCTATAACATATTCAACTTCATCCATGTTATCTGCATCAGGGTCAGGATAAAAATTCCAAATAGACACATGACTTGTTGAAGGCACAGTTTTAACTAATGGGTCATACTCTCCTTCTTCATTCCAGTTAGGATATTCTTTATCTATAGCAAATGGACCTTTCATTATACCTGTACCAAAAAGTGCCATCTCAAATGCAGCGTGACGTAACTGTTTATTTGTACCTGACTCTTCTAACTGGTCATGTATTTTCTTTTCCATCTTTTTAGCTGCAATCATAGAAGGGTGAAATGTAACTTTACTTTTAGTAGTACCTTCACCTTCTGTAAGTTTATCTGATACAGGAGATAAAAAGTCTTTTAAATAACTTAATCGTCCAGATAAATCATCTTCTGTTGCACCCTCAATATTTACAGGATTACCTTCATTATCTAAAATAAAAGGTTTAGCTCCTGTAGCTTCTTTTTTATTTAACTCTGTATTAGTATTAGGTGTTATATCAAAGTGAGCAGCTTCAGCTACACCATCTGGTAAAACTGTAGGGTCGATACCTAGTGGAAACTTTGTATTTCCAAATAGTACATCTATTATCTGTCCGTAAGCAGCTAAAGTTTTAGTTTTAGTTACTTTAATAAATACTCTAGATTTTTCAGCTTCTGTAAACTGAACATCTGCACCGTATAAACCTCTATAGTTTTTATAAGCTTTTAACCATCTTTGTTCATCTGTATATCTAGATGTTTCAGCTTTAGAGTATTTTTCATTTACAAATGCTACAACAGATGATTCTGACTGCAAAGTAGAATCGTTATCTTCTACTGCTGAAACTTCATCTGTGTCAAATGATACTTCGTCTTGTTTTATTGCCATATTTAATATCCAAAATTAGGGTCTGCTGCTTTAAATCCAGAAATAGTAGTCATAGGATTGTAGTCAAACAAACTGCTTCTAGGTCGAGACATGATACCATATCTTAAAGCATCATATAAGTGGTCTTCTGCGTTAGTATTTATGTCTTCGGGGTTTTTCTTGTCCAAAGGTAATGATGGAAGTTGAGAAATAATATTTGTGCAGCTATTGAAAAATACCAAACGAGGCTCTTCTGTGAACTCGTCAATTTGCAATCTTCTATGTATTTCATTTTTACCTGCAACTCGACTTCCTCTGCTTCTATCTGACGGTCTCCATCTACAACCTTTTTGTATCATCTGTTCTGCCAAAGATGGACCAGTATCCCCACGTTTATGCCACAAGCTACTATCAAGAACACCGTAAGAAATAGTTCCGTCATTTTTCTCAGCTTCTAAAATCATATCAGCTAAATCTGTAGCTAATACTTTATGTGTATATAACTCTCTATATACTACTAATTGTTCAGATGGACTAACAGCAATCCAAACAACACCACTGTAGCTTCCATAACCATAGTCACAAGCCCTAAATTTCTTCCAACTTTTAGGAATATCAAATGGTTCAATAACATGTATTTCTCTATTCCATTCTGAAAAAGCTGCACCTTCTGCAACATCCCAATCACCTTCTAATAGTTGTTTTCTTTGATGCTCTGGAAGAGATAAGAGCATTGTTTCGTAATCACCTGACTCAGCTAAATAAGGATTGTCAAATAATTTAGCAGGTATAAATCTGCGTTTAAATAATGGAAGTCCTTCTTTACTGTGACCTTTAGGGTACGTAAGAGGTCTTCCAGTTTCAATATCTGTAGCAGCAAAAGCTGTATTTTGAGGTGCAGGGTCTATAAACATTTTTTTAACCCATTGATGTCCTGCTCCTCCGGGGTTAGTTGTAGCTCTCATAGCTATAGGTAAGTCTGTAGCAGGTGTACGCAAACGAGAGCGTAAATAATTCCAAGCAAAAGGGGTAGCCCACTGTGTAAGTTCATCAAATCCAATCCAACTAAATGCTAAACCTTGATACCGTAATACATCATCATCTCTATCTAAATACGAAAACCAAAGTCTTCCACCTTGAGGACTAACCCATTGCATTTTTCTTTCAGACCATTTGATGCCGGGAATAGCTTTAGGGTATAATTCTTGTGATTTCCAAACTAATTCTCTTAACTCTTCTGTCGTATGTCGTATAAGTAATCCAGAAAACTGTGGATGTGTAATGTATCGCAGTGGGTCTGCAAGCATCGCATAAGATTTACCGCCACCTGCACTACCACCATACAGTACCTCTCGTTCACTAGAAGCTAAAAACTGTGTTTGTGGACCTTTATTAGGTTCAAAAATAACTTTGCGTCCACCGTATAAATCCGTAGTGTTATTGGACGATATTGATTTCGGTATTGGTGCAGTCTCTATATGCTCCAATTCTTTGTGTTTCGAGTTTTTCTGCCGCTTCGAGTGCTGCTTTGTATTTCTCAGCCCATTGGCGTTTAATTTTAATTTGTTTCTTACGCTGTTGCTCATCTTTTACTCGTTTAGTTAACCCTACATGTGAAATATATCTATCTGTTGTTTTTGTTAGCCAACGAGCGACTTCTCTATAGCTGTATTGTTTTAAATATTTTTTAGCTTTCTCTAATGCTTCTAATTCATGCTTTATAGGTAAAAGTATAGCTCTGTTTTCTGTTGACACTTCGTATCCAAAAGGTATTTTAACAGCTATTCTAGGTATTGGCAACCATTCTTTTGTTTCTTTTTCAGGTTCTGGTTCTGGTAACTGCCAAAATCCTAAACTATCTGCATTACTCATTTTATTTTAACCTTCTTTTAGGTTGTTTGCGTCTATTAACAGCTTTAGGTACTATTCTAATATTTTTAGCTCTATTATCTAAAGGATTCATATTTTTATGGTCTACTTCTTTTCCATCTCCTTTACGAACTGCACCTGCTTTAGCTAGTTTATTTCGCACTGCGTTTCGAGATGCCCTACGTTTTTTCTGACTAGGCAAAGCTCCATGTGTAACATATTCTTTTCTATAGTTTCTTTTATACGCCATCTTCTGCTTCTTTAGGTGGAAGAACAAAAATACCGTTAGGCACACTAACTTCCATTTTTTCAGTTTTTGAATACCCTGTTCTATCTAATAAATCTTTAGCTGCTGCCATTTTATCTCGTATGCCTAATTCTGTAGGGTCATCTAGAGCATTAGCCATAGAAAAAGCCGCTCTAGGAGCGACTCTAGCTAGGTATTCTTTTGTTGACTCTGCTATTTCTTCCTTTAAAGAACGAATAACTTCAGTAGTAGATGAACCATCAGCGTATCCTGCTAACTGTTTAGCTAAAGTTACATCTCCATCTGCTTCATCAAATAGCACATTTAAAAACTTTTGTTGTTTTTCAGTTAGATTTTTTGTCATATTTTCCTAAACCTTTTAGTTTTTTTAGCAATGTTTTTAGGTTGAGAAGCGTGTTGCTTACCTTTAGCTTTAGCTTTTCGTTTAGCTTTTGTAGTTGCAGCATATTCAGCAGAAGAGAGATTTTTAATAGCTGCACTTGGAAGATAACGCTCTCCTGTAGCTTTTGAACCTTGTGTAGAAGGTTTTCCACTTTTAGTTCTCCACTTTTGTTTTGTCCAAGATTTAAGACTTTGTTGAGATTTAGCTAATGCCATTACTTCTTTTTCTTTTTCTTCATTGCCATAGCTCCACCTTTAGCGTAGCCTTTTTTCTTCATCATAGCTCCACCTTTAGCGTAACCTTTTTTCTTTTTTGTCATACCCCCTTTAGCCATTTTCCCTTTTCCATCTGCAGCAAAAGCAGGAATCATTTTACCATTCTTCTTAACCATCGGCATTTTCTTTTTTGCAGCCATATCTATTTCTCCTTTTTACTATATAGATTATTAAATACACGTTGGGTATCCCAAACGTACTTAGTCTCTAGTTTAGAATGGAACACATGTTGATTAGGTTTAAAATCTGGTGCTCCTTCTCCTGTTTCAAACCACGCAGGGTGGGTTACTCTTACTCTGTTATTAGGCAACGCTACTATGTTACCTGTGTATTTACCTGCGTCCATCAATTCTAGCACATGACTTTGTTTGTGTTGTGCAGGGTCATCAGCTATCTCACTGCCTGTGTAGTCTACAGTAAAATAATATTTAGCAGGATAGAACTCTCCATCAACTTTTGCAATCCAAGGTGCAGGAGTCGCTCTGTTTAAAACGTACACAGAATGGTCATGTGACATACAATCCCAAGGTTGAGCTACGTATGTTGGTAATTCTTCTGCCCAATCTTCGACTAAAGTATCACCTACTAATGCTGTAATGGGCATCCTAGCCCACATTGCTCCACCGTGTACATTTGGTTCATCTGTATCATCAGATTCACAACCAGTAAAGATAACTTGAAAACTTAAACATCTGTTTGGCATACTCGTTACTGCTATCACCATACAGTGTAAAAACTCTCCATGATACTGTTCATGGTTACACGTATATTCTTTTCGTACCCACGCTTTAAAATAGGGTACATTGCTTTGTAAATAGGGCATTAAGCATTTTCCTTTTCCTTTTGCTTTTTTAACTGAAGTTTAGCTTGTTTAGCTAATCTTACAACTTCAGTTTTCCCCATTACTTTAGCACGTTGTTCCATCACTGTCAAGATTTGTATCTTTCTAGCGTAAGGTTTATTTATTCTTTTAACTTTAGCTATAGTAGCTTTTGCGTCAGCTACGGTAGCAAACTTTATACTGACTGTATCTTTAGGATTTTCGTCTGTATATAGTCTTCTACCGCTACCTTTAGGTTTTTTACCTGTTCCCTTTAAAGGGTCTTTTCGTTTAGTCACGACTTATAACCACCACCTGCTGCTTTATATTGTTTCGCTAACATTTGAGCTTTACGAGCAGACCATTGACCGGGAGAACCGCCTTTACCACCTGCTTTAATTCTATTAAATATAGCTTTTCTTTTTGAAGGTTGGGTGTAATTACCTGCTTTATTTACTGTAGATTTTTTAGCTGCCATTTAACAGTTCCACTTCCTTAATGATTTGTTAATTCTAGATTTAGGGTCATTAGCTGTTTTACTTGAAGTTAACTTTTTCTTCATGCCACTCATTCTAGCACAAAATGATTTTCTTCTATTAGCAGCTTTAGACCCTTTTTTTAGTTTAGATGGTTTAGTTGTAACAGCAGTTTTTAATTTAGAACCGGGATTAGCTTTACGATAAGACGCAACGCCTTTTCTATTTAAACCACCAGAAGGGTTTTTTCCTTCTTTTCTAGTCCAAGCTGCTGTTTTTGCCATTTTACTTTATTCCATGAACTCTGCTATATATTTCACTACGTCCAAAACCTAAATCTTGCAATTCTCTGTCTGTAAATTTTTCTAGTTCTTGCATTGCAAGTCTATTAGACCTAGCTTTTTCCATTTGTTTAAACCATACTCTTACTTTTCTCATAAATCTTGACATTGTACTACCTCCTTTTGTTATTGTTTGTACAAGGAAATAGTTATACTGAATTTTTAAAGTTTTACTACCTACAGTTTTTGCATTTCTGTTATGTTATTTTATCCTGCTTTTTGCACTTCAAATAAAGAAGCTACAACATGTAATCTATTTGCTGTACCTG